TACCTAACCATGTGACAGGGGGTGATCGGCCATGGCTAGAGGTGGACATGTCAACAGCGGGCCGGCGCCCAGCAGCATGGAGCGGAGCCACAAGGCCAAGGCCAACGCTGAAGGCTGGGTGAGTCTTCCGCCCGAGGGGCGTGACGGACCACTGCCGGCCTTCCCGCTGGCCGATCCTGCGCCCCGCGAACTTGATCTGTGGGAGCGCCTCTGGGAGAGCCCGCAGGCAGTCATGTGGGAGCAGCTCCACCAAGACTTCGAGGTTGCGTCGTACGTCCGCTGCCTCTATCGCGCTGAGGGTCCGCGAGGCTCGTTCAACTACTGGTCCCAGGTGAAGCAAATCGGGGAGTCGCTCGGGCTGAGCGTCAGTGGCATGGCCCGGAACCGCTGGACCATCGCCAAGGTTGACGCCGAGGAGGAAGCCGGCGCGCCGCAGGCATCTGCGCAGGTCACGAGCCTGGCGGACAGGCTGAAGGCGGCGCGAGGTGGCTGACGGAACTCCAATGCTGGTCACGCTGGCTTGGATCGAGTCACACGCAGTGATCCCCGATGGCTTTCGCCAGGGTGAGCCGTTCGAAATGCTCCCCTGGCAGCTCTCGGTAGCCGCTGACTTCTACACCGTGCGTCACGACGCTGAGATTGGTCAGAAGTCGACAGCGTTCGCGTACCGCCGTGCTCAGGTGATCATGCCTCAGAAGAGCGGCAAGGGCCCGTTTGCGGCTGCTGTCGTGCTCGCTGAGGCTGCCGGACCAACGGTCTTCGCTGGCTTCGCTGTTGGTGGCGAGAGGTATGTGTGTAAGCACTGGGGCTGCCCGTGTGGCTTCACGTACGAGTACGAGTCCGGCGAGCCGATGGGCATGCCGCAGCCAACGCCGCTGATTCAGTTGCTGGCCACGTCGGAAGACCAGGTAGCGAACGTCTACCGCCCGCTGAAGGCCATGATCAAGCACGGCCCCTGCGCTGCGCAGATGAGCGTTCGCGAGGGGTTCGTCAAGGTCGGCGATGAAGGCCGTATCGACGTCGTCACGTCCTCCGCGCAATCGCGCCTCGGTAACCCCATCACCTTTGCCATTCAGGACGAGACCGGCACGTACAACGCAACCAACAAGATGATCAAGGTTGCTGAGACGATGCGGCGTGGTCTCGCAGGCATGTCTGGCCGGTCGATGGAGACGACGAACGCGTACGACCCGAGCGAGTACAGCACTGCCCAGCGCACGTGTGAGAGCAAGGCTGAGGACGTTCTACGGTTCTTCCCGCAGGCGCCGGCCACGCTGAGCTATCGGAACAAGGCCGAGCGCCGGAAGATCCACAAGGCCGTTTACGCGGGCTGCCCGCATATCGACCTTGACGCGATTGAGGCCGAGGTCGCCGAGCTGCTTGAGACTGACCCTGGTCAGGCTGAGCGATTCTTCGGCAACCGTGTGGTGGCTGGTCACGGAGCGTGGGTTGAGCACGCCCACTGGCTACAGCGCGCGGATACGCAGCGTGAGAAGCCTGCGCCGAGCACCTACAAGCTCATGAAGGTGCCGATCGTGCTGGGCTTCGATGGCTCGGACAGCGACGACTGGACTGGCATCCGCGCTGAGACGCTTGAGGGCTTCCAGTTCACTCCCACCTACGGCCCTAGCAAGCTGCCAACGGTGTGGGATCCCGCTGAGTGGGGCGGGCAGGTGCCACGGCTTGAGGTTCACGCGGCTGTGGACGAGCTGATGCGCCACTACGACGTCAAGCTGATGTACTGCGATCCCCCTTACTGGGAGACCGAGGTAGACCAGTGGGCAGAGCGCTACGGCGATAAGAAGGTTCTTCGCTGGCACACGCGCCGCCCTATCCAGATGCACGCTGCCGCTGAGCGCATCAAGACGGACATCATCAAGAAAGACAGCGGATTCACACACGATGGCTGCCCGATTACGGAGCGCCACGTTTTCAACGCACGTATGGCTGCACGCCCCTCTGATCGGTATGTCCTGGCTAAGCCAGAGCAGCGCCGAAAAATCGATATGGCGGTTGTCAGCGTGCTTACCCATGAGGCTGCCTGCGACGCAATCGCCGCCGGCCTGCTGAAGCGAAAGCCCCTGTACATGTCTGCCTAGGGAGGGCTGATGGCCACACAGGAACAAGCCCTCACGCTGGTTGCGCTGCTAGAGAACGAGCTACTCCAGCGGCGTCCGGCGATTGACCGGCACTCCCGGTTTTACAGGGGCGAGCAGCCGCTGACATTCGCGTCTGAGCAGTTCCAGAAGTTCCACGGGGATCGCTACCGCGATTTCTCGGACAACTGGGTGCAGGTGGTCTCCGACAGCCCTGTTGAGCGCCTCACGGTAAACGGCATGCTGCCCGCTGGGGCTACCGAGGCTGATGACGATCTGTGGCGCATCTGGCAGATGAATGGCCTTGACGCTGACTCACAACTCGGCTTCCTGGGTGCCGTGAACAGCGCACGTAGCTTCGTTCTGGTGTGGGGTAATCCCGCTGACCCTGATACGCCCGAGGTCACCTTTGAAGACGCCTCGCAGTGCATCGTGGTCTATGAGGCCGGCTCGCGTCGTAAGCGCCGTGCTGCGCTGAAGCGTTGGGATGATGGTTCTCAGAGCTTCGCCACGCTGTACCTGCCCACTGAGGTCTGGAAGTTCGAGCGCCCGATCATGGGTCCGGGCGATAAGTCAGTGCAGATGCAGCAGGCTGAAGACGAGATGAACACCTGGGAACCTCGGGTGATCGATAGCGAGCCGAATCCGCAGGTCAACCCGCTGGGTGTTGTCCCGATGGTGGAGCTTCCCAATCGGCCGATGCTGGTTGATGAGCCGATCAGCGACGTAACCGGCGTCATCGCCATGCAGAACGCTGTCAACCTCACGTGGGCTCAGCTCTTCACGGCGATGGACTACGCGTCGTTCCCGCAGCGCATCGTGACTGGCGCCGAGGTCCCTGAGATCCCGATTCTCGACTCTAACGGTCAGATCGTCGGCTCTAAGCCGGTTGACCTTGAGCGCTTCGCTGTCGACCGCGTGATGTTCTTCACGGGTGACAACGTCAAAACTGACGAGTGGACAGCCGCAAACCTCGAAGCCTACACAAAGGTGATCGAGGTCGCCGTTGGTCACATCGCAGCTCAGACACGCACCCCTCAGCACTACCTCATCGGCAAGATGGCCAACCTTTCCGGCGATGCGCTGATCGCCGCCGAGACCGGTCTTGTCAAGAGGGTTGAGGAAAAGCAGCTCTGGTTCGGGCAGGCGCTCCGCGAAGTCTTCCGGCTTATCGCGCTGGCGCAGGGTGACGACTCCAAGGCTCGGGCTATCTCCGCTGGCCGACTGCTGTGGGCTGACGCTGAGTCGCGCTCTCAAGCGCAGATGGCTGATGCGCTGCAAAAGCTGCGTGCTATCGGCTTCCCGTTCGAGTGGATTGCGCTGCGTTACGGGCTCACGCCAACCGAGGTCGTTGACCTGATGAAGATGCGCGAGAAGGAAATGGAGGCAGACCCGATGGGTGCCTTCACGTCCCTGATGGCGCGTGATCCTGCACAGGGAGCTACTGACGATGGCGATCAGCCGCCTAGCACGGCGCCATCAGCGGAGTAGGGAAGAGCTGGCAGACGCTACCGCTCGTGCCGTGCTCGCTGAGTGGGCCAAGGTACGTCCCGAGAGTGTTGCCCGCGATTGGGCGAGGCTGCTTCCTGCTGTTACCGCAATGGTGCAGCGGGGGCAGCTCCACGCAGCGCGCGGCTCCCACACTTTCATGAAGGAGTTGCTTGGCGCCGAAGCCATCGGCCCCAAGATTGTGCCCGAGCAGTTCGCCGCAGCCACGCCAGATGGCAGGGACGCGATGAAGCTAATCGCGGGCGCCGCCCCGAGATCGATCAGCGCACAGCGAAGAGGAATGGGTGCCCGAGCCGCAATGGCGCGAGGTGCTGTGTTCCTTGACATGGTTGTTCGCACAGTGATCGCCGACACGGGGCGACAGGCTGACCAAGCCGCAATGGTGGCCAACAGGAATGTGATCGCATACGTGCGCGTGGTGGAGCTTCCCGCG